CTTACAGAATACTGTGTTCTCACAAGGTTCTCTGTTATCTAATAGTTGAATACCAACCTCTACTGCCTTTGCAGTAAGGATCTTATGCTCAGTAATAGGATTAGGATACTGCTGCTCAAAAGTAACAGGGAACCTTTCAAGGAATGCTTCGTTCAATACGTTAGTACCTACGAAACGTCCATCATCAGAACCTTTACCCTTAGTGTTAGCAGTAGCAACAACTGTAAATCCTTTAGCAGGTTGTACATACTTACCGATCTTTTTCAAGAACACACCTTTGCCTTCAAGTATGGATTGTAGGCAGAGTATTTTGTTACTCGCCAAGTCAATCTCATCGAGTAGCAAGACAGCTCCTCTCTGGAGTGCTTCCACGACAGGTCCATTATGCCAAACAGTGTTGCCATCCACAAGACGGAAACCGCCAATAAGATCGTCTTCATCTGTTTCAATAGTAATGTTTACACGAATTAATTCTCTCTTTAACTGAGCACATGCTTGCTCTACAGAGAATGTCTTACCATTACCAGAGAGTCCAGTAATGAATGATGGATAGAATTGTTTTGATTGAATAATTCTTTTTACATCAGCAAAAGAACCAAACTTAACAAAGGTATCATCAACTTCAGGAACCAAATTTCTCTCTACAACTGGTTCTACTGCAGGTGCTTTGAATGAATTTTCAATCTGTTCTACACTCTCCTGAGTAATTTCTAGATTCCACTTACCTTTACCAACCTTATACTTTTGTATTTTTTTGGTAACAGTTGAATAACCAATATTATTAGCGGCACAGAATCCACGAACATCAGCAGCAACAAACTCATTTCCAAATGTACTTCTCAACCCATCAACTGCTTGTTGTTCTGTCATTTTTAATTCGAAAGTCATGATTTAGTGATTTATTTATATACGTAGTATACCAATAAAAAAGGGGGTATAGAACCCCCAGTAGACACTTATTTAATTGGACTAATCCAGTTTAACTTTATTCTTTTCTATATGTGATTGGAGTTCAACAACTAACTTAGAATGAGAAAGTCTCTTATCTAACTCAATCCCTACAGTTCTACCAATCTGCTCCAATTCGTCCTTAGACTTCTTAAATAGTTCTTCCTTTAAAGGTGCTGCTTTAGAAACAACTGGTGCTGGTTTAGGAGGAGCAGGTGGTGCTTCTACTACTGGTGCTGGTGCTGGTGGTGTAGCAGCAGGTGCAGTCTTCCCACCAAGCAAATCTCCAAATTTTGACATTTTTTTACTTATTAATATAAGCTTATTTATCAAGCAACAAGTTCTACAAATTCACCAAGAATCTTCTTGTTCATCTTTTTGGTTTTAAGTGATTTAACAAATGCTCTTTTGATTTGTGCTTTTGTTGCATCTTGTTGTACCTCAAACTCATCATCATTAGATAATGCACTTGAACATAATCCAAAATAAGTATGATATCCAGCATCTTTAATAGAGAATGCTCTATCCTTTTTCCATACACTCATTGTTCTCTCATATCTGTCATCTTCATATCCAGTATATCTGCGAACAAATTGTCCAGCAGCACGAGATTCCATAACACGAATTCCAATGAAATTAATATTAGGAAAAGTTTGTCTCAAATCAGTAAGAAGTAAACCAGTTACATCTGCCCAATGTCCTAAGTCTTGGCAAGAATAAGTATATCCAGTCTTACGATTCCTTAAGTAGGAATTATTACTAATGTAAGCACTACCCAAAAATGGTTCGTCTTCCCACTTACGATCAAATTCTTTACTGTATCTTAATGGTGCTGCTTCACCATCAGTCAATACCACACATTGAACCTTTTGAAGGTTATTCTCTTTTTGAAACTTTGGAAGTATTTGATGAAGAGCAACTAATGTTTCATTTAATGGTGTTCCAGAAAGATTCATTCCAAGAGGGAATCCATATAATCCATAGTCTCTACTATAACATCTAGCAGAAAGACGGAAGATATGCTTCATATGCTCTTCCAATTCTTTTCCTTTTACTTTGCTTGTAAACAAATTCATCAAGGAGAATGTTGATTCAATAATTGCTATTCCAGATTTCTTTTCATATGCTGAAATCATTTTATGATGATAATCTACATTTCCTCTAGGATACTCATTTGTAAAAGCATACACTTCAAAAGGAATATTTACCTTCTTACAGAACCATAATAGATTATAAAGTTGCTTAACTGTATCGTGAAGAACATGCTGCATAGATCCACTCCAATCAAGAATGAATATCAATCCATGATTTTTACCATCAGCAAGAGTAGTTACTTTCTTAAATAAATCTTCATTGTACTTGTAAGTATGAAGTTTAGTGCAATCCAATACTCCAGTTCTAGCAGTAGTGGCACGAGCATATGCGTCAGCAGACTTCTTACACTCAAACTCTTTTACAAGATAGTTTACTTCTTTCTGAGCACTTCTTTTAAACTTAATGAATTCAGCATCTACTGCAACAAATCTATTTTTAAAAGATTCCAAATATGTAGGACTCTCTACCATATCATAACGATTCTTCATAGTCTCATATTCTTCTTCCCAATAGATTTTCATATTGTCATGTATCTCATCATTAGAAACAATAACATTATCTAAATCAAGTTTTGGTAATTCAAAGTAACTGCTTTCTTCCCCACCAATGTTAGTTAAACCTTTAAGTGCATCTGCTAATGAATCAGCAGTCTCTACCTCTAACTCATCACTACCTAAATCAGCACCGAACGTGCCACCAGTCTTTCCACCTGTTTGTGCAGTTCCACCAAATGATTCATCTTCTTTTGGTTCTTCAGAATCTTCAAGTTCATCTTCAATACTTCCACCATCATTAGTAATCTCTTCACCACTATCTCCTTTACCTTCACCACCACCAGTTATAGACTCAACATTTGCATCCATCTCTTCTTTTTGCTTCTTCTCTAATTCTTCTTGGCAGTAATCAAATAATGCCTTAGAAGCAACTAATACTTCATCAAATGTTTCACAATGATCTATATTAGTTACATGAACCATTTCCTCAACAGTAAATTTAATATCTAAGAAGTTACCAATCTTAAAATATAGATTAATCTTATCAGCAAGGTTCATTTCATTAACATCTCTACCTTCTACATCAAAGAAATCCTCATCAGATAATTCATGGTATCCATTGTAGAATGTCTTTGAAATACCAGCATATCTACGCTTCATCAATTTCTCAATTCTTACATCCTCAACAATATTCACAAATGATTGGTTAAGTCCAATCCACTCAGGTTCTGTAAACCAATCTCTATCAGGTGTATAAAGAGCATGTCCTACCTCATGACTTACAAGCATGTCATATACATTATTGCTTGCTCTGTCCCACTGTGGAAGAGTTAAGACACGAGTATGAACATTAAATGCTGCTGTCTCTACTTTCTTATTCTCTACAATTAAATCTTCAGTGGCAAGAAGTTTAGCAAGTTGTGATTTGATTTCGTGCTTTACTGTCATTTGCTTTTGTATTTGATATACCTATAATACTAGAAAACCGCCTCTTTGGGGCGGTTTGTAGACGGTTTATCAACTGTCTACGCCTTTCTCTTGCAGCACGTAGAGCTTGTGGTTTAAGTTTTCGTTTCGCATCCTTCTTGGAATGATGCTGCCAGTTTGGAGTGGTCATTACTCGTGAGCATCTTTTGCTACTATACGTGTAAATCCTTTAACTTTATCAAACCTTGTGACACTATCAAATTTGTCATACAAGTCTGTTTTATGAGAAATCACAAAGATGTTAGCATCCTTAATGACAAATCTAATAATCTTAAGGAACTCATCAGTTCCAAACCCATCAAGAGAGCTATCAAATACCTCATCCATAATCAATAGATTTGTATTCACAGAATTCTTTACTCTAGCAACTTCTCTCCATGTAAAGAGTAGTGCTAAATCAATTCTCATCTTCTCACCTTCACTGAATGATGAATATGAAAAGTCTTCATGAATCGGTGATTTTACCGTTTCATTGAACTCCTCATCAAGAGTAAAATTGATATAGAAATCCATCAACTGAAGGTAACGATTTACCTGTTGATTAATAAATGGAAGATACTTCTTAATTATTTTTGTCTTGACCCCATCATCCCTCAACAATGAATAAGCAAAATCATAATGATTAATCTCTTCTTTTCTTGTTGATAGATCTTCTATTGTTTTTTCGAGATTTTCTTTAAACTCAGTTAACTTCTCATGCTCAGTATTTCTGTTTTTAAATTGTTCGGTAATTCTTTGAACTTCTTCTTCAAGATCTCGGATTTGTCTTTGGTTGAGACTGATACGAGTATTGTTTTGAGAAATGTCATGGTTGAGTTTAGTAATCTCCTCTGATAGTTGGGTGAAGTGACGTTCTCTCTCCGATTCTAACTTTATAGTCTCTTCCAGATCTTGATAACCCTTCTTGAGCTCCTTTGCCTTATCTTGAACGTCGGTAATTCTATTTACACGAAACTCTTCTTCTATGTTTTGACTACAGGTAGGACACACCGTATTATCTGTGAAAAACTTATGTTCTTTAGTAATTGTTGCTACTTTTTGAGTAATTTTACCTTTAAGATTGTTTAGTTTCTTTAACTTTTCAGTAGCACCAGTAACCTCTTCTTGCTCCTTTATAAGTTTAGAAATATCTAATTCCATACTACTATTTTTTTGCATATGAGTATCAGACTCAAGTGCCAAAGTAACAATTTTATTTTTACTAGACTTAATATCATCTTTACCTCTCTGCTCAATCTCTCCAATAAATTTTTCTTGCATAC